CTCGAATGCAAGGACGCTCGCGAAGTACACGATCTAATGAATCCTGCGGTGTGTGACGTATGAAAAACTACAACGCAGTTCTGACTTTAGTGTCTGACATCAACAAAGTATTTGCTCATGTTACAGAAGACGAGGACAAAATTGAACCATCAGATCTAATTGTCCTTAACAAATACATGTATCGCTTTATTAACTCAATCGAAGTGCAACCATGATTACTCCAAACTGGCGACACCATAGCAACAAGCAGCCCAAGTACAAAAAACATGTACGCATGATTCAAGCTGCAAAGAAAAGAACTAAACAACTAATCAAAAAACTCACCTCACTATGACTATCGACATCACACAACAACTCAACTACTCACAAGCAGTACGAAGAGCACGTCCAGAATGGGACGATGACAAAGTAAGAAAAGCAGCAGAGTACTTAGTCCTATACATGGACGTAAGACTTAAACCATACAAAGTTAATGAAAAGCTTAACGAGTTTGATAAGGACGGAGGGTTTCTCTTCTAATGAAAACAAGAACACTAACAGCCACCTTCCCAGATGGCACTATCCTCAAGCGTAGAACCGCAAGGACATACACGCATGTTGTATCAAGTGAAGGACGTATCAACCCACGTAACTGTAGTTGGTGCGGTAGACCTGATCTTGTACAAGCAAGGCTAAAAGATTTTGATAATCCAGTTGTAGGAATAGTCAACAATGACTGAACGTACTAAAGACATCAACATCGCTGACCATCTCACATGGGAAGACAGGGACGCAATCGCACAAATCATTGATAAGCGTATAGCCAAGGAGTTTGGCACGATGTATCCATTTAACTGGCAATTTACAGCATCTGGACATTTCCTCTGCTAATTTGCCCTCTCAGAATCGCCTGTAAGGTGCCTGAAAAAAAGCTCGGGTACGTTTGTACCTTCAAAAAACCCACCCTGACAAGCAAACTGTCATTAAACCCTTTGCTCTTCACAATCATGCAGGGACGCAATGACTTACTCAGTTACTTACAAACCTGAAGGGTCTTTATTCTTCAGACAATACACAATTATGAACTGTGCCTCAGACGAGGAAGCAGCATGGATAGGTAAGAAATACTGTGACGATTACGGCTACAAACTTATTGATATTAAAAAACAAGATGAAACGTAAATACTACCCAAATAAATGGGCAATCATTAAAAATACTCCCGCATCTTATTTTCCTTCGCTTGATTACGAAGATTTTGAAGACTGGAAAGTGTTTGGTTATCAACTACCAGCTTCAGTGTATGGAATCATACGTGCTGAAGATGAAAAGACTGGAGCCATAGAAGAGTTTACATACCGTTCTGTGTACCACGCACATGAACGATTAAAGAAATGCTTTAAAGCAAATAAAAAAGTTATTCTCGCCACGATGGAAGGCGTATATCACATCCAATCAAGACCACCAATAGACTTTAACAATCCATGAATGATCAGACTTTTAACAGACGTTACGAACAACTTGTAACATTAATCGAAAATCATCCGCATCGTAAAGAATTATTACAAATGATGCAGGAACAAGTAATAGATGATGCAAAAACCGTTGCAATCTAAGTATTTACTACTATAGTATTAGTGTTCTGTTAACTTTTATTAACCGAATGTTTACTTAACAAAACTTCCAATGCAACTTCTAAGTGTACAAAACCTGTACATCGGATATGATGAGGACAAATTTTGTGACTTTTCTATCCACCTTGGCAATCTTATGATAGAATACCAATGTCCGCAGGCTAAACCTAATGGAACCATTCAGAACGACGACAGATCTGGAGATGGAGCAACTTCTGAAAGCGATGGAGCTATTCAGGAGTCATGACCCAGAGATGCCAGCACAAGTTATTAGCGTATTCCTTTACATCGCAAGTCACGATGACTGCTCGAAAGTGCAGCTTCAAGACAAGGAGGTAGGGCTAAACATGCCTAGTGCTAGTGCTTCACGTAATACTGATTGGCTTTCTCACAAACATCGGCTCGGTAAGAGCGGACTAAATTGGGTTATCAAATATCGTGACCCAACTGATTTGCGTAAGCAAATTATGAAGCTATCACCTCAAGGTGTGCTTCTAGTCAAACAACTACGAGACATTCTCTATGGTTAAATCCAACTGGAAACAATGTAGAGACTACACGCTCCGACATTGCCCATCATGGGTAACAGGAGGAGGTAGATCATCTGCGATCTTATACTCTGGTAAGTTTGGCGAGTTACATCCTTTGACCTTTGACCCTCACAAGATCACGATGCGTCTTATATTAGAAGACTGTCACGAACTAAAGGGGCAAGGCATGAAGCATGGCTCACTTAACCGATACATATCAGCAGTATCAAAAGTCTTAAAGTTCTCACAACAAATGCAACTATTAAGTCAGGACTGGACAGTCCCTAGATTTATTAGATTTAGTGAGGACGAGGACGCACTTGAACGTAATGCTTTTACAGCAGACGAGCTCAAGTCAATGATAATGTTTGCTCGTGATTCATTAATGCACGATGCACTAGCTGACATCATTTTGTTTGCAGCTTTAACTGGTATCAGACAAGAAAAGATCTTGACACTAACCAAGGACAAAGTTGATTTAACTAACAAGATCATCACTGTTATGAAGCCTAAGAAACGAGGTCAACAATCTCGTACATGTGGCATACATGACCAATTAATTCCTATGCTTGTACGTAGGTGCAACGAAAATAGGACTTACTTATTTGGTGATGACTGGCTCAATGCCGACCAGCTACGTAGACATTTCCGTAAATGTTTACGACATATCAACCGTACCGATGGAACATATACATTCCATGGACTACGCCATACAAATGGCACGCTCCTGATTCAATCAGGTGTGAATATCAAGGACGTTGCTGACCATATGGGTCACTCGTCAACACGCGTAACTGAACGCTACTTACACGCAGCCGATAAAGAGCTAGCTAAACGTGTAAACTCTATAGACTTCGCTATTGCGTAATCCAATGCGTCTATAGATCTCAATATCATCACTTTTTACATCATTTTCTGTGCAAGTTTACAATAAAAGTTACAATAAAAAGGCTGAAAAGCCTTGGGAGTGTGGCGGAATTGGTAGACGCGCCGGACTTAAAATCCGACAGACTTTGATATAGATAGTGAACGCGATTAGCCGAAAAGCTAGTCGCTTTCTTATTTGTCAAGTGTACGAAAGTGCACAAAAATATCTACAGAGCATGCTAACCGAAAAACAGATTGAAGATCAGCAGGAGTTCGAGCGTAAATGTATAAGTGGTGGACTAGAAAAACTCCGTAATAACACTACAAAGTTAGAGGAGAAGACCTATGCTTCCGCCACTGTTTATGGCTCATCATTTGTTAATTCCATATTGCCTCATTTAATTGCTTATATAGATAAGAAAAAAGAAAGAGCTAAAAAACAAGGCGCACATCTAGGTGTAATTGTTCACAAGCATCTGATCCCAGTAGAGTCTGATTTACAGTCACTTCTTACATGTAAAGTCGTGTTTGATCATGTCTTTTCTCCTGTAGCTAAAAAACATAGTGTGACTACTATTGTCACAGCTATTGGTGCAGCTATTGAGGGTGAATGCCAAATGAGATACTACGAAACAGAATGTCCAGCTTTATTAGCAACACTTAAAAAGAATTATTGGCATGAAGCCAAAGGCACTGAAAGTAAAAGAGTAAGCATTCAAACCTTGATGCACAAAACTAATATATCTCCATGGGTTCATTGGAATAAAGATACAAAGATCAAGGTCGGAATGTTCTTATTAGATTGTTTGATGGAAATATCTGGTTGGTTCGAGAAAGACCATATAAGAAAAGGTAACAAAACAATAAAAATTATTTTACCTACTGAAAAAGTTATTAAACAACAAGATGACATCATGCGTATGGCTGAATTATTCAGTCCACTTGCTAAACCTATGCTCATCCCTCCACGTAATTGGCATGCTTTACAAGACGGTGGTTACTATTTAAACGACTTGGTAAAGTGCCACGAATTAATCAGAAGGAGCAAGCACCAACTAATACAGGGAGAAATTCCCTACCAGTTCATTAATAAAATTCAGAAGGTTTCTTACAAGCTAAATCCTTTCATTGTAGAGGTTGCGAAGGAACTAGAAGAGAGAGGAATTAGTGTAGGAAAGTTTAGACCTGTTATCGAACATATTATCCCTCCAAAGCCAGTTGATATAGCAACAAATGAACAGGCAAGAAAAGAATGGAGAAAGAGTGCAGCAATAGCTAGAAATAAACAAGCTGCTGAAGTACGTAAGTCTTGCAGAACTCGTATGACTATGGACGTAGTAAGAGAGTTTGAAGGTAAAGAGTATTACATACCTTGGAGTTTTGACTACCGAGGACGTGTGTATCCCATTCCAAACCTATTGACACCACAGGATACTGACTTTGGAAAAAGTCTGATTCTCTTCAATGAAGGTACAAAGATAACTGAGAAGGGTATGGAATGGATAAAGTTCCAACTAGCTACTACGTATGGTTTAGATAAGGCAACCATGAAAGATAGGTTGGAATGGATAAATGACTACGAAAATAGAGCTTTAGTAGAGCGTGTATGGCGTGACCCTATCGGTAACATTGCTGACTGGGAAAATGCAGATGAGCCATGGTTATTTTTAGCTGCTTGCAACGAATGGTACGAGCTGTTTTACGGGCATCGCTTTCACACACATCTACCTGTAGCAATAGACGCTACATGTAGTGGTCTACAGATTCTCGCCGGTCTCGCTAAAGACGCCTCCACAGCTCGCATGGTGAATGTCTTAGGGAGTGAAAAACCCCAAGACGCGTACGCAACCATCGCTTCAAGGAGCATGGAGGCAATCCCTGAAAGATTACGTCCGCATTGGGATAGAAAAGCCACCAAAAGGTGCGTTATGACTATACCTTACAATGCTAAACCCTTTTCTAATAGGTCGTACATTAGAGAAGCTTTCAAAGATAAGGACATAGACGTAGAGAAAGAAGAGTTAACTTCATGTGTATCGGCTGTGAGAGCAGCTATGGAACAAGTAGTTCCCGGTGCAATGGACGTGATGAAATGGATAGAAAAAGAAATATCTAGATATATAAAAGCTGGTAATGAGGAAGTTAAATGGTTAACACCGTCTGGTTTTCCTGTTACTCAACGTTTGATGAAGAGAGAAACTAAGATTATTCAAACTCAACTTATGGGTAGATGTAGATTAGCTGTTGCTGGAGCTGAAGCTGGTGTTGATTTAAAGCATCACAAAAATGCAACCGCTCCAAATCTAATACATTCATTAGATGCATCTCTTCTTCATCTTGCAGTTATGGATGTCAATTTCCCTATTGCATTGATACATGATTCAGTTCTATGTAGAGCTACTGATATGTGTAAACTGTCCACCTTAGTACGTAAAACTTACATGACTCTGTTCGCAGATCATGAACCACTAACCGACTTCGCCCTAGCAATAGGAGCTGAAGAACAACCACCGATTATTGGCGACTTAAAACCAGAAGCCGTAATTGATTCACAATACTTTTTTTGTTAATGAGAAACATACACGTAACACCCGAGCCTGTAACCCTAGAAGGTTTCCAAGCTGTGTTAAAGCCAAGTAAGTTTGGCTATTCATTAAAAGCTTTAGTTGGAGATGAAATAATTTCTAAGCTAGAGACTGAGAGAGATGACTGCCTTAAGTGGGCAGAATCTAAATTAAAAAACCCTAAAAGATCAACATTAAAACCTACACCATGGGAAGAAGTTTCTGATGGTAAGTATTTAATAAAGTTTTCTTGGGGAGAAGATAAGTGTCCTCCAGTTGTAGATACTGAAGGAACACCAATCAAGGACGTTGATACACCAGTATATGCAGGCAGTAAAGTTAAGCTTGGATTTATACAGAAGCCATACATACTTAGAGATGGCGTCACTTATGGTACATCACTAAAACTTTCTGGAGTACAGATAGTTAGTGTGCAATCAGAGGTAGGTGTTGATACTGGAGATCTTGACGAAGCAGGAGCAGCAGAGCTGTTTGGTAATACTGCTGGATTCAAGACACAAGAACCAAACGTAACACCTGACCTAGCTCCTAGTTCAGTAGAAGACGACGATTTCTAATGGGATTTAGATCAGGACTAGAAGAAAAGGTTGCAGATCTATTAGTACAGTTGGGGGTTGACTATGAATATGAGGAAGCCTCCTACCCGTACACCATTGAACATCAATACACTCCTGATTTTGTATTACCAGATAACGGAGTGATCCTAGAGGTTAAAGGTTATTGGGATCCACCATCTAGGCGCAAGATTCGACAAGTAATCAAGGACAACCCAAAGATAGACCTACGCATGGTCTTCCAAGATCCATACAAAAGGATCTCTAAAAAGAGTAAAACAACCTATGCGAAATGGTGTGAGCGTTACGGAATACTATGGTGCGCTGCTCACTGCATACCAGTTGATTGGTTGAAATGACAGCAGAATTTTTAAGACACGAGCCATGCGAGGTGTGTGGCTCCTCTGATGCAAAAGCTATATATAGCGATGGGAACACCTACTGCTTTAGTTGTCAGAACTTTACTTCAGACAACGACATAAATCACAAT